TATTTAATGTGGGGTGGGGGGGTTGTTATATGTGATGTCCGCAAAAATTACTGGTAACTAGGTTATTTTAGACATGACACTTATCAGTACAGTTGACTGGGATAACAGTTACAGGAGGATAATTTGTCCTGTGTAGATAAGTGTCTAGTTTATTATAGCATACACACACGCTTGTCCAGTAAAAAGAAGTAAATTCTTTTTCTTACAGTACGATTGGGGGGGATGTGTCGTTTTGGGCAGTAGCGGGCATATAGTCTAAGCTATTAAAAGTTTTATTTACAAGACCTCAGTGTCCTTGGGTACTGACTTTGTGGTAATCCCAGTCCATCTTAAAGATGCAGTCAGCTTTTTGCCGCTCCGATAGCACTTACCTGTAACACGTCTGTTATGTAAATGTTTGTATAATCACCTTACCACACTATAATTATAAAGGAAACAAAGGAGGATAATATTTACGATTTTCAAGAACAGCTTGCTGTGGGACAGCAGGGTGAAAAACTAATACAACGATTCTATGAAAACATGCGAAAGAACGGTAAGAACATCTATATCGTACGACCTGCAAAGAAATGGGAACAACAACAAGGTGCAGACTTTTTTGTAGTTAATAATGAGTTAGGTACAAAATACTTTGAAGTAAAGACAGACACACAAGCCAAAGATACAGGTAATGTAGCCTTAGAAATACAGATAGTAGATAATGATGGCTTTAAATCTGTTGGGTGTGCTATGAAAACATTCCCTGACTTTCTCTTCTACTGGATATATGGAACACCCGAAATCCTTTACTGGCAACCGAAGCGACTTAATCCCTGGATTGTAGATTGGATAGCTGATGGACATAAGATTGTTGAAACAGAAAATAAAAATTTTTTTTCACGCTCTTTGTTAGTTTCTATTCAAGAGCTAAAAGCTACGGGTGATGTAAAAAATATAAAGGTAAGTCAGGAACTTATTGACGAGGTTCTTTATTCTTAACGTTACCCCAACGGTCTGTGCGTACTATAGGTTTTAAAGAATCATCTGATATGCACGGAAGTCCATCATTATGATGTTTGTATTGTTCGTTACATACTAAACACCTTTGATGTCTGTTGTATGTACTGTCTACTTGTGCCATTAGATAATCTAATCGTATAGCAATTTCTCGACCTTTTTTGTTGATGTCGTTGTCTGTTATCTTATCCATAGGTAAACTATAATATCATAATGATTAAAACTTGCAAGGTTTGTAATAAACCTTTAACCTTTATTAGAAGGTGGAAGTATTGTAAGAATCTTGCATGTACAAAATATAACGTTAAATTGAGGAGATATGATGGGTTACGGCATGAAGAAAAAATCAAAGTCCAAGAAGAAGAATAAACGCAAATCTAAAAGAATCTACTAATATAGTTTTATGACTATAAACGACCAAGAACAACTTTCTAGTAATTTACCTAAAGCATATCAACTTGCTCCTAAAGGTAATCAGAAATGTAGCAACTGTAGTTTTTATGAGAATACAGGTAATTGCTCATTATGGGATGCTATTGTACAACCGTTTGCTTGGTGTAAGAAATGGAAAGGTGTTGCTAATGCCACCTAAAAAAAAACCACAAAGGAAACCTATTAATGCAAAAACTAAAGCCACACTCCAAAAAAAGGCAGATAATTCAAAATACACCTATGGACAACTTGCCTCCGTATATCGAAGAGGACAAGGAGCATATTTATCATCAGGTAGTAAGTCAGCTTCCATGGCTGCTTGGGCTATGGGGAGAGTTAATTCTTTTATTAGGGGTGGTCATTCTCAAGATAATGACTTAAAGAAGAAAGGCGGTAAAAAACGTGCCTCCAAAAAAAACAAGTAAACGTAAGGTTAAATATGAAAAAGGTGTACCTGCTAAGTATCTTAAGAATAAAAAGAATTCTAAGTCCTCTGTTGCACGGGAGATTAAAAGTACATCTGCCGCTTATAAAGCAGGAAAGTATATTAATTTGAAAAAAGTACAAAAATCAAGGGCTGTTAGGAAAAAGAAATAATGGCTATTAATTATAGAGGAGAAAAGTTTTCAGGTTATAACAAACCTAAACGTACACCTGGACATAAAACTAAATCACATGCTGTACTTGCTAAAGAAGGCAGTAAAGTTAAATTAATTCGTTTTGGACAAAAAGGTGTTCAGGGTGCAGGTAAAAATCCTACATCTGCTAAACAGAAAGCTAGACGTAAATCTTTTAAAGCACGTCATGCTAAAAATATTAAAAAGGGTAAAATGTCCGCAGCTTATTGGGCTGATAAAGTAAAATGGTAAATGTAGTATGTGCTGTACCTGAGTGCAGTAATTTACTTCCTAAAGGACAGAGAAAATTTTGTTCTGATAAATGTAGACAGTTAGTAGATAAAAGAAAATGGCGAGCTAAACAAAATGGTGAAGTTTATATTCTTGAAGAAAAGAAAACTAATCTTAAAGCTAAAGAGCCTAAGAAAAAAACTACAGCTAAAGATGGACGGGTTTCTGCTAGACGTGGTGATGTATACGAAAAGTTTGTTAGAGATGGATTGGTCCAAGAAGTCCTTCAAGATGATATATCAAGAGATGATGCAGCTAAAATACTTAAAGTATCTAAAGCACAGATATCAAGATTTCTTGCAGCATATCAAGAAGATTTAGAATCAGAAAAAGCACAAGCTGATTGGGATGTACCTGAACAAGCTATTGAAGCATTAGATTCATTTGTAGAATTTAGAAATAGATATTTTTTAACAGAGAAGGGTATTCCATTTGAAACTGCACCATTTCATATGGAGTGGATTAATTCACTTAACAAAGCTATAGAAGAAGGTGGACAGCAAATGATACTGTCACCTCCACGTCATGGTAAGACTGAGTTGTTAATTCACTTTACTATTTGGCGTATTATGAAAAACCCTAACATAAGAATTATGTGGGTAGGTGGTAATGAAGATATTGCAAAGAACTCAGTGTCTTCTGTAATAGATACATTAGAGTCAAACGAAGGACTTAAAGAAGATTTTTGTGGACCAGGTGGTACGTTTAAACCTAAAACAAGAACTGGTAAATCTTGGTCACAAAATGGTTTTACTGTATCTACAAGAACAGTACACGGTATAAAGTCACCAACGCTTATTGGTATAGGTAAAGGTGGTAAGATACTTTCCCGTGACTGTGATTTAATTATTGCAGATGACATTGAAGACCACGCTTCTACTGCACAACCACGTGCAAGACATAACACAAAAAACTGGTGGACAACAACGTTAGCATCACGTAAAGAGGAACATACAGCTATTATCGTTATTGGTTCAAGACAGCACCCTGATGATATATATAGTTCTTTATTAGATTCAGAAGCATGGGAAACTATCGTAGAAGAAGCACATGATTCAAGTTGTCAAATACCTGAGTTAGAAGAAGGAGAACACGTAGACTGTATGCTATGGACAGGATTTAGAACATACAAATGGTTAATGTCAAGACGTAGAGATGCTATGACTACAGGTGGTTTACAAAGATTTGAAATGGTTTATCAGAATAGACCAGGAGAAGGTGGAGCAACTATTTTTAATGTAGAAGCAATTACAGAATGTATGGACAATACGCAAGTAGTAGGAAAGATACCAAGAAACTCTTATTTAGTTGCAGGACTAGACCCTGCAGCATCAGGTTATCAAGCAGCATTTTTATGGGCAATATTAGATAATGGGGAAGATTCTTTATTACAGATGATAGATTTACAAAATAACAAAGGCGGTGGTATAGAAGAAGCATTACAAGTTATTAAAGAATGGCACAAAATGTATAACTTATATCACTGGGTTATTGAAGAAAATAACTTTCAGAAAGCCATACGTCAAGACCCTAGGATAAAAGAATATGCAAATGTAAATGGAATTATTCTTGAAGGACATGAAACCTATAAAAATAAATGGGATAGTCACTTTGGTGTAACTTCTTTAGCTCCTATGTTTCAAGATAAACTAATTGTTTTGCCATACGGTAATACAGAATCACAGATTAAATCTGAAATGTATAGGAAGCAGTTATCTTATTTTTCTGCTTCAAGGAAAAATATATACAAATCTGATATAGTTATGGCAAGTTGGTTTCCAATTAAGGTTTTGCGTAAGTTGCAAAAAGCTCATTATTCTGATATGGGAATTGACTACACTCCTAGCTATGATGGCTTTGATGTAGTAGAATGGAATGACGCTCCATGGAGATAGATTGTTAGTAGAAGATATTTTAAATAGAACCACGCATCTTAAAGAAATGCATGATGAAGCTCTGCCTGATAGAGCAAGGTTTAGAGCAATTATGAATGGTGGGGAACAAGGACTTGCAGCATTACTTGGTCCTGCATTAAAGAACATGGATTCAGAGTTACTTCCTGCTCCAAACTTATTAGTATCTGCACTAGACAGACTAGCTCAGAAGATAGGTAGAGCGCCTGCTTTAGATGTTCATATCACAAACCCTAGAGATAGTGAAAGAAATAAAAAGAAAAAAGATAAGTTAGAACGTGTAGTTACTGCTTATGACCAATTTCAAAATTTAGATTTACAATTACCACAAGTTGCTAGATGGCTACCAGGTTATGGATTTGCTGTATGGGTTATTACTACAAAGACAGACCCACAAGGTAATGTATATCCAACAGCAGAACTAAGAGACCCTTACTCTACATTCCCTGGATATCAAGGTGCTAATCAAATGGCAGAAGAACTTGTGTCAATTAGAAAAGTACCAGGAGAATATCTAGTAGAAATGTATCCTGAACTTAAAGGTTGGTTTAATGACCAAGGTCGTAAAACAAATGAACCTTATAACTTTGTATCAGGCTTATATACAAATCCAGGACAAGATGGTTCATGGGAAAACCAAAATGAATCGGGAGAAGTTATTGTTGAATATATTAATCCTGAAGGTACATACATAGTACACGTAGCGTCAAAAACTATAGTTGACTTTGTACCTAATCCACTGAAATCAGGACCTGCATTTGTTTGTGTAAAGAGATATTCTTTTGACCAAATACAAGGACAGTTTGACCAAGTTATAGGATTAATGGCTGCTATGGCAAAGATAAACATTATGTCAATCATTGCTATGGAAGATGCTGTATTTACAGAAACAAACATAGTTGGTGAAATAGAATCAGGACAATATAGAAAAGGTAGAAATGCTATTAACTATTTGTCACCAGGTTCACAAGTTATAAAACCAGTAACTAACTTACCGTATCAGTTGTTTGACCAAGTATCAAGACTAGAAAGACACCTAAGAACAGTCGCAGGTTACCCAGTACAAGATGACTCTATATCTCCTAATAGCTTTGTAACAGGTAGAGGATTAGAAGAACTACAAGCAGGTATTGGAGCTATGGTTAATGA